CCGTCGCGCAGAAAGCGGAAATAGAACTGGCTCAGGGTCAGCAGGTCCGTGGCGCGATCGCTCTGGATGTGCAGCGCCATCGCGCCCGTGCCATACCCGAACACGCCCCAGTCGATGCTCGCGCCCACGGCCTCATCGAGCAGCCCGATGGTGTCACGCGAGCCATCGATCAGCTCGATCTCATAGTCTTCCCAACGGTGCGGCCGCCACACGCCGTTTTCATATGGCATTATTGCAGCGACTCATAGAGGTTGTACCAATAGGCCGTGGCAAGCCCGGCCCCGGCGGTCGCCGTCAGCACCAGGTTGTGATTCCCTGTCGCGAGCTTGGCCTTGCGGAATGATGAGGCGAAGGTGCGATAGCCGTATACCGGCTCCGCAGGGCCGGCAGCTGGTGTGTACCATGCGCTCGCCGGCGTCCGGCAGATGAGGGCCAATTCGTCGCCGGCAGCGAGGTCAATGCCAAACTCGATCTTCCACTCGTCGCCATAGGCGATCTTGGGATCTTCTACCGCGCCGTCGAGCACGAACCGCGCCCAGCTTGGCAGATCCCCCGTGTTGTTGCAGGCCAGATTCACGGGCCCAGCCCCGTTATAGTTGGCGCTCGCATTGCTCTCGCTCGTCGATCGCCAGAATGGTCGCGCTGCCGTGTAGACCTGCGTCACTTGCGCGTGCGTGGGTCCTTCCTCATCCCATTGTGGCGTCTCGGCCACTGCGTCGAGCTGCAGCACGTTGCCGGTCTCGGTCTCTCGCTCGAGCACCTTCTCGCCCAGCGCCCGTGAGTGCCATCTGTCCCACGCCGCCTTGAGGCCTGTCAGCGTTTGCCCCGCCGTCAACGGAATCCGTATGACCACGGTATAGGCGCGGTTCTCTGACACGGTGTCGCGATACAGGTTCTGGGACCTGTCGCCCAACGTCTCGATGGTGTTGACCCGACCGTTCAGGTCCTTTTCCGCCGCGAGCACATAGTTAGGCGTCGAGCCATCATCTTCCCAGAGCGTGGCCCCGTTCCACTTTAGATACTCGGTCATGCGCCGCCGGCCTCCCACCGCGTTACCATCGTAGCCATGATCCGCTCCAGCCGCCCCAGTCGCGCGGAAAACTTTTTCCGCTCCGATTGTTCCTGTCGTAGCGTCAGCTCGATGCTGATCACGCTATCTCGCAATCCCTCAGCAATGCCCTGCTTTACGGCGTCGCGCATCCCGTCCGCGCCGCCCGTCGAGTCGAGGCCCACCAGTGGGCTCCCGCCGCCAGCGCCCAGGCTCGGCAGTTGGATCCCATTCACCGCTGTGGCTGCCAGGGCCAGGTCATCAATGAGCTGCAGCACAGCGTCCAGGTTCCATCCCTCTGTCGTCGTCATCTCGATGCCGGACTTGACCGCCTTGCTTAGCGCCCCGAACACTTTCGCCAGCTTTTCGGCGATGGCCGTGCTCGACTCGAGCGCCCCATCGAATAGTGCCTCCACCTTGGCCAGGCCATCCTTTAGCAGAGGCGCCGCGGTCACCATTTGCTCCACAAAGTTGCTGATCACATTGCTCAACGCCGTTCGCCGTTCGTCCTTGCCGACCTTTTTCACCACCTGCAGCTCTTCAAAAGTCTTGGCCAGGTCGAGGATGCCAAAGAACTTTGTGATCGTCTCCGACAGCCCGGCGTCCTCGGCCATCGCGGTCACATTGTCCCATAGCCCCTTGATCGTCTCGATCGCGCTCTTGATCAGCGGCACGCCGGCGATCATCGCATTGAGGTGACTCACTATCCGGCCGATGAACGTGTCCGCGTCCACATATTCCACGTCCGTCCCCACCTCTGTGATCGCGAACACCTTCTTGATGTTGTCGGCCACGGGCCCCAGCGTCTCGAGCGCCTTGCGCCACGGCTCCGATATCCCGCTCAGCCAACCGACCACCAGCCCGCCCACGTACTCGATCTGCTCAAAGTGGGTCGTGGCGTCCGCCTCAAACGTGGCTGACTTGGCCGGCACATAGCTATCGAGATCGTTGCCACCCAGCCCCAGCACCGCCTTGATGTGCTCGATCACCGGTTGCACCGCGACCAGCGCCTTGCGCCACGTCTCAGAGATGCGTCCCATCCAGCCCATCGACGCCGCGCCCACGTATTCGACCTGCTCGAAATGCTTGTCTACGTCCGCCTCGAACGTCGCGCTCCCACTGGGTACCAGCGTCTCGAAATCTACCGCCCCACCCAGCCCCAGCACCCCCTTGACGTTCTCGATCACGGGCTGCGCCGCGACCAGCGCCTTGCGCCACGTCTCAGAGATGCGTCCCATCCAGCCCATCGCCGACGCGCCCACGTACTCTTGCTGCTCGAAATGCTTGTCTACGTCCGCCTCGAACGTCGCGCTCCCGCTGGGCACCAGCTTCTCGAGATCGGCCGCCCCGCCCAACCCCAGCACCGCCTTGATGTTGGCAACCACGGGCTGCACCGCGACCAACGCCGCGCCCCAGGTCTCAGAGATGCGTCCCATCCAGCCCATCGCCGACGCGCCCACGTACTCTTGCTGCTCGAAATGCTTGTCTACGTCCGCCTCGAACGTCGTGTTCCCGCTGGGCGCCAGCTTGTCGAAATCTAGCGCCCCGCCCAGCCCCAGGATGGTCTTCATATTTTCGGCTATGACCATCGCCGCAGCGATCGCGGGCAAGCCAAAATCTGTCTCTATGGATTGGAGTGTCTCCAAAGCCTGGACAAGCACGGCTTTGAGATCGGCAAAGTGGGCCGGCAGCCCCTCCGGTATCCTGCGCTTCTCCAGGTCGGACATATCGGTCAATACCAGTTCTAACATGCTCTTAAACGGCGCTACCAGGGCTCCGACCTGCTCTATCCGGCCTTTGCCGAGAATCAAGCGCAGCTCATAGATGCTCTGCACCAGCGTGATGAACAGCTCCTTGAACCGCGCACCCCATGTAGCCATGTCCGGCAATTCGATCTGCTGGATCTGAGAGTAATCCATGGTGATGATCGAGAACATCTTCTCGAACTTGCGGATGGTCTTTTGTAGCCGCTTGATCTCGTTATATCCGCGTTGGCCGCCGCCATGTCCAGCCAGTGCCTGCTCAGCCGCGCCCATGAGCTGGATTACTACTCCTATAAACCCATCCATCCAGGCCTGGGCATTCTCCATCTTGGGAGGAGTCGCAAACACTTGCTTTAGCTCGGCGAACTTGACAAAGCTGTCCACGCTCTTGGCTATGGAGCCGATAGTGCGATCCATCAGCTCGGCCACTTTGGAGCTCACCGGCTTGACCGCCTCATAGAGAATGGAGACGCCAGTGGTGATGAATTGGCCTAGCCTGCGAAAGTTCTCTTGTACTCCCTCGGGGAATTTCAGGTGGGCCAGCTTGCCAATGGCCTGGAGGGCGAGATCGATAGACTCATTGATGCCGCCAATGACCGCGACCAGCTTTTCCTCTGCGGGCTTGACCACCTTCTGCGCTGCTGATGCCACTGATCCTCTGGATTGCGCGAACGGTCCCACGTCGATCGGTGGCAGAGGGGGCAGGGTGATCTTGAAATCCTTGAACGCGTTCTCTGCTGCTTTCTTGGCGGCCTCTGCGGCAGCCAGATCCTCATTACGCAGAGCGATGAGACTATCTTGCACGGCCCGCGCTGCGTCGATCTTGCCCAGGGCCAACATCTCGGCGATCTCGGCCTCTTTATCAGCTACCTCCTTTTCGCGCTTCATGCGCTTATCGGTGCCCGCGTACAGGATTGCTAGCTGCTGATTGGCCGATTCCTGCCCTATCATTCCCTCGATCACTGCCTGGCGTAGCTTCTCTGCCTGGACGCGGATGGTCTGATTGCGCAGCTCCTGCATTTCCGCCGCTTGAGCCTGCATCATCTGCATACGCTCTTGGAGATATTTGCGCTCCGCCAGTTGCGCGTTCAAACCGTTGGCCCGCTCCATCTCATCCAACTCGTCATGGTGCGAGGCAGCCAGCCCTTTGGCCTTTTCCGTCTGGCCGGCCTCTAGCAATGCCGCCCGCGTAGCCTCATACTCCTGGATGTTTTGCAGCAGCTTCAGATTGTTGCTGAACTGGCTCTCGGCGATCTGAGCGTTATAGTCGCTCTCCAGAGCCACCAGCTGCTCGCCATGGGTCTGCGCCAGGGCGATTTGTTCGCCCAGCCCTGCAGCTTGCGCTGCTAGTGTGGCTTGGGCCACCTGTTCCTGCGCAGCTACTCGAGCATCATAGAGCTGGGTCTCTCCTGCCTGCACGGTCCCGTACATCTGGGCATAGTGCTGGGTAAGACCTTCTGAGAGCTGCCTCTGGCCTGTCTGTGCGGCGCCGTACATCTGCGCGTATTGCTGGGTGAGGGCTTCTGAGAGTGGGGCCAAGTCGGGCGAGACGATGTCTACAGATGCCTGGCCCACGTTGGAGAGGATTTCACTCGCGCGCTGTCCAAAGCCCTCGATCTTGGTCAGGGCTCCGGAGACAAACTCATCTATAGCTGACGAATCAATGTCGGGGATCTTGACGCCAACTTTGCCCAGTATCTCCTGCACGAACGTGTAGGCGGTCTTAAAGCCGTCCCATAGCAGTCCCCAGTATTGGACGAATATGCCGACGACTTTGGGCAGGACATTGCCCAGCCAATTGGCTATTCCCTCAAAGGCGGGCTTGATGGTCCCTTCCCAGGCCGCAGTGATTGCCGTTCGAATCCCGCCCCAGTCGTTCTGCCAGGCGGCCGCGAACAGTGCCACCGCGGCGCCTATGGCCACCGCTAACAGAATGATCGGGGCCATGGCCGTCACAGTAGCTATCCCCGCGGTAATTGCCGCTCCTGCCCAAGCAATGAAAGCGGGGATCACCGTCGCAATGATGGTCGCCGCCCACGATACAAAAGCAGGGATCGCCACCGTAAGAATCGCGGCGGCCAGCCCGACCACCACGGGCGTATTGTCTTCGATGAATCTGACGCTCGACTGCGCCGTCTCCCGTAGGTTATCCCACGTCTCCTTTAGCGTCTCTATGGCCGCCGGCAGGTTATCCCCGAGCCACTGCACTGCTGTAGCTACGGCGGGCACCACCCGCTCGGTTAGGAATCCGCCAAACAGAATCGCGAACTCGATGACCTTTGGTCCGTACTTTGTCGCCAGCTCTCCCAGCGGAACGATCAGGGCTTCCAGGACGGGGATCAGGGCGACCCCAACTTTGTCCTTGAGGTTCGAGAGCGTTGTCTTGAGCGCCTCCATCTTCTGCGCCGCAGTACCGGCCACTTCGGGCATGCCAGCCGTATTCTCGCGCAGTTTTTCCATGACCACAGCCATCATGCCAGCCTGAGTCTGCGCCTTGGTCAATGCGCTCGCCTCGACGCCGAACATCGCCGCCGCCTCTTTCGTGGCGTCGGCTAGCGTTACCTGTACCTGTAAGTTATCTAGGATGAGGGGCTGTACACGGCCAACACCTGTCACCAGGGAGTTGATCAGGTAGTTCATATTCTGGCCGGTGCTGGCCGCCACTTTGCTCAGCATGCCCATGGCGCCAGGCAGCTCTTGAGCAAAACTTTTCGAGACCAGGCTCGCCGCCGAGTTGTAGGACTTCATCAGCTCGACATCGCCGACCATGCCCAGCGAGCCCTCGTGCATTGCCTTTAGCGACCCGCCCAGATTCTCGAACGATGCGGCGATAATCGGGATCTCTTTGGTATCGCTGGCCAGCTTGAGGACCCCGCTGCCCAAGGCCACGATTGCAGCAGCGCCACCAAGCACGGCCGCCCCGCCGATCTTGGCGACACTCTTGCCTATCTTGGCCAAGCTCTTACCAAAGCTGCCATCTATCTTTTTCTTGGCAGCATCAAGGTCCTGGTCTAGCTTGTCCAAGGTGGCCCGAATCGGTATTTGTACTGGGCCTAGTTCCTCACCGCCGCCTGGCATCCAGCATCTTCCTCTTTAGCTCTTCATGCTCGGCCTTGCGCTTGGCCAGTTCCTCGCCCTTGAGTTTGTGCGTCTTGAACGTGCTCAGCAGGGTCCTGAGCGGGGGGAGCCGCTTGCTCCGCTGCAGCGCCGCCATATGCCAGGCCAGCCGCGTATCGCGGTCGTATTCGTGCTGCCATCGCCAGGTCGCGGATCTCAGGACCTGAGACGTCTCCCGTGGGGTCAGCGCCCAGAATTCGGCCACACTTAGCCCCGCCTTGAGCGCGTCCCGCAGCAGCATGTCCCAATCCCACTGCTCAGTCGAGCTCGCAGGAGCCTCGGTCGCCTGGCCGCTTATTGAGGAGGGCGCTCCTCGCCGTCCTCCTCCTCCCCTTCCTCGGGATCGTAGGCCAGCACCGCAGCGATCGCCTCATAGACCGCAGCGGCGACCGCAGCGAACCCCGCTTGGTCCAACAGGTCGTAGGCGTCCTTGGCCTCGTAGCGCTTGCCCGGCAGCTTGGCGTCCTTGCGGCCCGTCTCCATGCCGGTGAGCAGCAGCATGGCTGTTTCGCCAACCCCCAAGATGCCGTTACCGGCATCTCTCGCCAGGAGCAAAATCGATTTCCCCGTCCGTTGCTCCGCTTCCGCCAGTGCTCGGTTGCTGAACAGGATCGGGTACTCTTGCTCACCAACGGTCAAAAGCGCTTCTCCCCTCGCTCCCTTGGTCATTAGCTACCGCTCTCCCATTCGCCGTCGATCTCGAACGAGATCGCGACGGTCACTGCGTCCTGGTCGGGCGCCGCCTCGCTCATGCTGGCGATCACCGCCATCGCGCTCTCCAGGATCGTGCCCTCTTCCTGCCGCATGAGCTGCACCTTGTTCCCAGCGCGCTCGGCCGCCTTCAGGGCGATATAGGCGGTGTCCGTCGGCACATAGAGCGCGTCCATCGACACGGTGGACGAGTACCGGCCATAGTCGACCCGGCGCGCTCGGCTGTTCTTGCTCGACACGTCAATGACGTCGTTCGAGTCATCAAAGGAGACGTCCCGCTGCGACCCAACCAGATTGCCCTCGATCAGCACCAATACATCAGCGCCGTTCATGATCCTTCCTCCACTGTTTTCACAATGACCATTCGCGCGGTGATCACGCGTCCATAGGCGTCATCATCGTCCGCGCGGATCGGCCCCGTGCATTCGACCACCCACGTTTCGTACCCAACTATTGCCAATGTGTACCGGTGCAGCAGAGCCCACACCTGCTCCGCGATTGCCTCTATCGTTTCCACTGACCCGTCCGCCTTGGCATAGCAGCGCACATCGCGCCGGACGGTCAGCCCCCGCGTCGTTTTGGTGTCGTACGCCTCCTGGCTCACGTGGCCGGCGGCCACGACGTAGGGGAGGGTCGCATCGCCCGGTGGCGGGTCGGTGCTGAACACCGCCGGCTCGCCGCCATAGGTGGCCAGCAGCCCGGCCAGCGTCAAGTCGCCGGCCAACCGCTCGTATAGCGCTTCCGTGATCGCGCCCACGCTACTCGCCCCTCAGCATCTTGAGAATCGTCTTCCCGTTGTCGAACACCGCCGGCCGCAGAAACGGTTGCGCCGCCATCTTCTTGGTTCCCCGCTCGACAAAGATCGCCCAGAACGTCCGCTTTTTTACTCCCACGATCCCCTCGATCACGTCTCCGTGCGCTCCGACCGTGTGTGTGATGTCGCCCTTGAGGATACCGCGCCACACGGGCGCGTTACTCTGCGCCTCACGTTCGACAAAGACCCCCACCGCCTCCATATTCCCGACGAGCTGCCCGGCGATTCGAGCCTGTACCTTTCTCTTGCTCGCTTCCCAGTCCCTAAAGATGATCCGGCTCACGGCTCGCCTTCCTGTTGCTTCTCGCGGCAGTCCACCTCCAGGTGGTGCCCCGCGTGGCTGGGCTCGCGAATGGCCATCACATTCCATGTGCGTCCCTCGCCATCCACTCTGTCACCGCGCTTAATATCCTCGTCTCCGGCCAGGTAGAGAACGTGGCTGATGGCACTCTGCTGCTGCAGTGCCATCGTGCGTTCCGCTGCGGTCAACGGCCGCATCCGCCCAAGCATCAGGCCCACCTCCGGCCACGTCTCGACCCACCCGCCCTGCCCGTCGCTGACGCGGGTCTTGCGAGTCACCGTAAAGTCATGGTTAAAAAGGGCTTCCATCAGCATGATGCGTCCCTCGTGCGTTCGTACTCGAACGCCCAGTTCACACCCTGTACCTGTTCAGCAGGTCCTTTTCACTCCGCAACAGCACCCTCGCTGCGCTGACTCCCAGCACGGCCTCGCCCGATGCGCTGCTTTCGGCGCCAAACTGGACCGAATAATCACCCAGGCTCGTGCCTTGCACGCCGGGGATACCCCCAACCTCTTCAGCGCGTAGCCCCGACTGGTACGACCTCGCCGCCGCACGCACACACACCTGCACGATCTCCTCCGGCAGAGGGTCGCCGCTCCCATAGTCGGTCATCCGGTAGCCGTGGCTATAGGTCACCTGGATGATCTGGATGCCCCGCGGCCACGTGCTCCCGATGCGGTGCAGGATGCCACTGCTGCCCAGCTTGTACTCGGTCGTGACCGTCAAAGTCTCGCCGTCGTCGATCACCTCGGAGACAGCGATCACCGGCAGCTCCGGCAACAGCAGTTGTGTGCCACCGTGACAGTCCAGCGTGATCGTTTCATCCTCTACGAGTTCGAGGTGCTGCCGGCAATAGTTCTGGACCGCCGCCGTCGCCTCATCGATCGCGCGTTCCGCGCTCGTCTCTTTGACCCCGGGAATGTCGATCTGTAGATACGCTTTGAGATCCGTGATCTCGCAGAATCCCATCTCACCCGGCCTTGCCTTCGCGCTCAGTCGAGGCGTTCGCTGCTGGCGACCGAGGTGTACTCACCTGCGACCGCTTCTTGTTGCTCACGCCCGTCGGCCTGCTCCGAGACGTACTCGTCGAGGTAGGCTTTTTGGCCTCGGCCTCCTTGCCGTCAGTCTCGTGTTCAGGCGAGCTCGCAGGAGCCTGCTCAGGCGAGCTCGCAGGAGCCTCGACCACGTACCCGCGCGCGCGCGCCTGCTCCTCATACATCTTGACCTTCACGTGCGGCGCCAGCTGCACACTCACGAGCCTGCCGCTTCTCTGTGCCTGCGGGATGGTCGTCTGATTCCGAATGACTGTCATTTCCGTCTCCCTTTTCTCGTCAACCGGTCGTACACCTTTTGTTCGTCACCGGGGTGACAGCGCACGTACACGCCCGGCCCGAGCTTTACGCGTACCAGCTGCGTCGCCGGCCCGCCTGCCCCGAGCGTTCGCGAGGGGTCACTGTTCCGGCGTGGTCTGGATCCAGTCGCCGCCGGCCCTCGGGATTGTGACGCCGCGCTCGGGTAGCGCCCCGTCCCACCCAGCCACGAACGCGGCAACGCGCAGAATCGTGGTTTCACCTGGTAGAGCGCGCGCAGGAACGCCATCCGTTGGTCGCCGCCCTGTTTGCCTGCCTCTTCCCAGGCGTTCAGCAGCGCTAGCCCATCCGCGGTCTTTTGCACGAATAGCAGCTCGCAGGCATAGAGCGGCACGCGCAGGTCCCGCACCACGGCCTCGGTTCGTTTGCGGTCCTCGTCGCTGCCCACGTCCTTGGCCAGCACGCCATACCGCCACAGCGGCGCAGCCGCGTCCCACCGTTCGCAAAAGTGCAGCCCATAGTCCACCAGGTCCCAGGGTATCGTCACGGCCGGCCCGGCGATGAGCGCCCGATCGAACTGCTCTTCGGCGAGTGGACCGTCAGCCACGATGTACTCGAGCCCGGCCCGCTTCGCTTGCGTATGTATCTGTTTATCGCCGTGGCGCACGATCAGGGCATCGGTCATCGCTTCCTCACCTGCATCTTGGCCGCAAACGATGTCTGAGCGTCGTTCAGCCTGGCGCCTTGGATAATCTCCCACTTGCGATCGGTGTAGAACGTGTACTGGCCGCCAAAGGCCGTCTCAGGATCGAATACGTCCAGGCTCCGCAGGCTATAGTGCCAGCGGTGCGTTGCATCCACATAGCTGTTATCGCTTTTCCAGTGCGGCAGCTTGACGTACAGGATGCCTTCCGGCCGTAGCACTCTCCAGCATTCGCCCACCGAGGCCAGCAGGTCGATGTCCAGGTGCTCCAGCACCGCCTTGGCGACCACCATGTCGAACGCGTTATCTTCCCACGGCCAGGGGAGCACGTTCAGGTCGTGGGCCACCGTCACCCAGGGGCGTGCTGGGTCGAGTCGCCGATCGTGGTTCACGGCGCCCTCGACAGGTTTGCGCCCCGCGCCGATGTTCAGGATGTCCATCAGCCCCTCCGCCTCCGGTCGTGGCTCTCATAGCGCTTGACCGCATCCCACGCTTCCTTGCTATCGATCCTCCCGGGGATCATCCCTTTCCAGCGCCGCGCTTTGCCTGGATAGTGCATCAGCCCTGCAGTCGTAATGCCCTTGGTGTACTTGGGGAAGGTGTTCCATTCGTTCCCCAGGAGATACACTTTGAGTGGGTCCGCATACATGGCTCGAATCAGCGCCCCTTGATCGCGCTGCGCGTGCCGCTCCCACTCTTGCTGCCACCTTCGGAAAAAGGCCGCCACGCGTGCGTTCCGCGCGAATGCCCACACGCCGCCGTTGTATTGGAGCGTATTCAGTGTCCGCACGCTGCGCTTTACATCTTCCAGCTCCTTGCTGTTGTTCCTCCGCGCAAAGCTTCGCATCGTGTCCATCAGGTGCGGATCCTTGCAGATCACGAATTCCCATCCGTCCTCGATCCACTCGAAATACTGATAGATCGGCGCCACCATCTCCGTGTCCGCGTCGAGGTAGAGCACTGCCTTCCACTCCGCCGGCGCCAGTTCGTATGCCTTGAGCTTGGCTCGCCGGCCACCAATGTCGCTGTCGGGTTGGATGATCAGCACGTCCTCCGGGCCGATCGCCTTGGCCGCGCAGAGCGCAATGGGGATATCCGGCATATGCTGCTTGGCGCTGGTCATCATCCGCAGTGCCACTGTGCGGGCTGGATCTCCGAACGCGACGCAATAGATGCCCCGCGTGCCAGCCGTCCCGCGTTCGACGGGCTGCACCCATTCCATGGGCTGCACCTCTGGTATCTCGCTCGGTTCATCAGCCTCGGGCGCTATCCCGGCATCGATCTCCAACGCCTCACCCATCATTGCGGCGACGGCGCGTTCGTTATCCTCGATCCAGGCCTCCACGCTGTAGGGTGACGTCGCCTCTCGCAGCGCTTCCGGATCCGCGCCCGACGCTAGCGCCCGCTTGAGCGCCGTCTGCAGAGAACCCATATCTCCTGCCTGGTAACGCCAGATGCCCTCGATCTCTGGCAGTTCGTCGTGGATCCCCACGCCGCTGGGGATGACGATCTTTACGCCACAGGCCAGCGCCTCCAGCGGTGGCATCGGAATGCCCTCCACCCGGCTCACCACCACCAGCA